GCTTCAATGTTTAATGCAGCAGTAAAGGAATATGTGGTTGATCCATGGTATGATACTATTACCGGGGGAATAAAGAAAGCCATTGTTGATGCTGTTGATATTGTGTGTCCTACATACACTGAGAGAAAGTTGTATAATATGCATTGTCAAGTGCAAGCTATTGCCAATTGGAAGTATTTCAACCAATCTAGGTTTAATTGGTTGTATGAAATAACACCACATTGGTTAATGGCTACTAATGCATTTGAGAATTTGTTTATGTATTTGGAAAGGCGAAACATGACAAAATTCATGCAACACAGTATGCTAGCGATTACTGCTGGTACTATTGGTCTAGGCTATTTAGATTATAAAAGTAGTGGAAGACCACGTATTAAAGTATTAGGTAGTATGGCAGCATGTTGGAGTATTATGAATATTTCTTCAGCAGTATATGTCAAGAAGAAATTTGATCGTATGCTTCTAGAACGTAGAGACGCTTCTTACATACGTGAGCAAGCTCGCAAAGAGTTACAAAGTGAAAATAAGTCTCTCGATTGGCGGGAGAAAGCCTTTAGGATTGTTGGTGGCGCTGCTACTTTAGCAGCAGGTGCTACTTTGATTTCAGCATTGATATTATCTTACAAAGTCTGGAAGTCTTCACAAGAAGAAAAGCATTCCATGTTAGATCCGTACAATGATGAAGAAATCAAGTTGAGAGATACTACAAAGAATCCTTGGAAGTCTATGCCTATGTTTTCTGATGATAAGAAAGCAACACATACAGCTGAGCAGCTTATTAATAGTATTAGTGGTTGTTTATTTGGCATTATAGTAGATGAAGTTAGAACGTGTAGTGCGTTTATGTTATGTTCAGATGCTATGATAATGCCATATCATATGTGGTTTGAAGGTAGTGATATGAAGAAAGAACCTAAAGATGAAATTAGTGTTCAAATAATAACAGCTCCATTTACTAAAGAAGAGAAACCTATAACGGGTAATGTTAGTACCATTATTTTAAATTGGGATAATTGTTATCGTATACCTGCACAGGACATGGTTATATGTCAAGTGCTTTGTGGTCCCCGTAAAGATTTAAGGAAGTATTTATCAGAGCAGCCTAAATTGGGACAATATTTGAGTGTGAGAAGAACACCATATACTGGAGAGATTATTAAAAGTTTTGGTGTAGCAAATGATTTCAATAATGAATATTGGCCTGGTTCTGATTGTAAATATGTTCAGTATGTTACTAGGCATAATATTAATTGGGTTGCTGGTGATTGTTGTACTCTTTTGATTTCAAATGATGCTAATCCAGTTATAATGGGAATGCATTTGGTTGGTATCAAAGAGAATGCTTTGAGAGATAAACGTGTTGGCTATTCAGCAATATTAGACAAGCATACTATATGTATGGCACACGAAATGTTATTGAAGCAGATTGGATTACGTGAATTACATTCTGAGGGACCATTGCCTTTAACGGTGTGTGGTAAGTCTATAAATTTTCAAAGTAGAATAGCAGTTACACCTTTAAATTGGATTCATCGTGATGTTGAGTATCCCGAATTTACATATTATGGCACTGTCGATGGTGGCTTTACGGCCACGTCGCAGGTTCGAACGAGTATGATAGCTGAAGATTTGGAGGTGATGACATCCGTGCCTCATGTTTGGGGTCCACCTAATTTTAATCCTCCAGATGAGAAAGGAGTACGTAGGAAGTGGTTACCATGGTATATTGGTCTTGTACAATTGACCAACCCATGTAAAATGCTTAATGCAAAAGCTCTGAAATGGGCTATTAAGGATTTTTCACAACCTATTATTTCACGATTTATGCAATCAAATTTAGGAGATGTAAAGCCATTAACACAATTACAAATATTGAATGGTGTTCCAGGTAAGAGATTTATTGATAAAATGAATTTTAAATCCTCTATGGGGTTTCCTTTATCTGGAGTTAAGTCTAAATATTTAGTTATTAATCCTGAAACGAATTTAGCTGATTTTGCTGACTCAATGTTTTGGGATGAAATGAAGCTGGCTGAAAGTAAGTATCTTAGCGGAGAAATGTGCAATCCTATTTTTAAAGCTTGTTTGAAAGATGAAGTTACTAAAGTTAGGAATTCAGAAGGAAAACTTAAGAAAGCACGTATCTTTCAAGCTGCTCCAATAGTTATGCAATTATTGACACGGAAGTATTATTTACCTATAATAAGGTGGTATTGTATGCATCCAATTTTAACTGAGTGTGCTGTGGGTATTAATTGTTTTTCCCTGGAATGGGAAGAATTGTTTTCCCATATGACAAAGTTTGTTGAGAGTGATGTAGATGTTGGTATTTTTGCTGGTGATTATGCAGCATGGGACCAACGTTGTCCATGTCAACTTGTTGTAGCATCTATGACGATATTGATTAATTTAGCAGAAAATTCTGGAAATTATACGCAGGATGATATTATGATCATGAAAGGAATAATGACTGATTTAGCTTATTGCTTGGTTAATTT